CCCATCTCCAGCATTGCCTTCATAACCCATATCTGTGAAATAGCCATCCATGCCCATCTTGGAGTAAGCCTTAACAGGAACATATCTTTTTTGGGTGGGGAATGATTTAACAGGTGTTTCAAGAAATTTAACAGCATCTTCGCTATCGGGAATATTGTATTTTTTCTTAAAAGCTTCGATATCCAGAACTTTCAATTGCGTAACAGTGCTATCCAACTTAGGGCCGCTTTCATCTCCATTAGTTATATATGAAGTCGACACTCCGAAATAAGCGGCCATTTTGCTTAATGGGTCTGCTTTAGGAGCATAAGCATCTTTCTCCCAACCAGTGACATTGGGCGCACTAACTCCGGCGATTTTTGCCAACTCGCCTTGGGTTAATTTCTTTTCTCTTCGTAAGGCGCGAATACGCTGACCCATAGTTTCTAGATTCTTCATATAAGTTATCTTACATCTTGCAAAAATAAGTTATCTTTGTTTTAATACTAAGAAATCTTATTTTTTTGAGGTTGCACAAATGACCAAACAGGAAGCTTATAAGTTGCTTGGTGTCAATGGTGTTGGCTTAGCAAAGTTATTAGGAATTGAGCCACCTGCTGTTTACCAGTGGTCAAATGAAAAGATCCCTTTAGCTCGCGAATACCAAATCAGAGACTTGGCAAATGGCAAAGAACCAATCAAACGAACTACTTCAAATGCTTAGGACCTAACCATGAGCAAATTATCAGTTGATATATCTGCAAGCGCCAGAAATGGCGTATCCCGCATATTGCATGGTCTTGATATAAGCAATCAAAAAGAGATTGCTGAACAATTAAAAGTTGATCCAAGCACCATTACTCGGCTTAAAACAGATAAGAAAAACAATGGCTTGAATGAAATTGAAATGTTTTGCGAGCTATTGAGTTTGCTTGGATTAAAAGTCGTCCCTAAAGATTATCAGAGTATTGATAAGGAACGTGTTGCTGCACTTTTAGTCATGTCTAAAAGCTGGATGAACCGAATAGAAACAGTGGATGACTTATTTCATGACGAAATCAGCTGTCAAAAGGAAAAACTCGGATATTAAAAAACCACTACCTGCGCAAACAGGAGTGGTTTATAGGCATTCAGTCGAGATGAATCAAATGAATAAAACTAATTTATCAAATCAAACAACCGAACGCAACCAGCCAGAATTTTTAGTGGGTGACGTTGTAGTACTTACTAAAGAGTGCCGTACTTTCAAATCAAATGATTTGTTTGAAGTTAAAAACAAAACTTTGACTAGTTTATGGACCATCAAATCAGAGAATCATTTGATTCTAGTTTCTTCAAAAGAAATCCGCACAGCAACAGTTGCTGAACTTAACGCCAAACGCCGACTAACAAGCGCTGAGCAAGCATTAGCGGAGGTGTCATGAACAGCTTTACACAGCAAATCAAAGATTCTCGTCAGCAAAGTGAAATCCAATCTTTTTACGAGCCTGCATTGCGAGTGCTTGGGCACCTATTTGAGGTGAAAAAGCAAAATTTACGTAACAAAGGTTATGACGAAAATAATGCGGCGGTAACCAAAGTTGAATTTTCAGAGGCTATGGCTCGTCAATTTCGCATAACGCAGTGGTTAGCACAGCAGATTGTAACCAGCTTAACCAAGGCGTGTTTGGTTGATTCTTTTGGAGGCTATGTTAAGCCAAAGGGTGGTGAAAAGTGAGATATGCAGCAAGAAGAAAACAGGATATTTCCGTTTCCACCACACCGCTAGAGGTGGTAATTCCACTGGAACAACCAGTAAAGATCTATTCGGCTAAAGAATTAGCAGCTATGCCACTTTCAGTTATGAATGCCGCAATTGAGGCTCAGGAAAGATTTTATCAACTTGAAGAATTAACCCATATGGGGGGGCAGGCTATAGCAGTTCGCCGTCTCATGGAGGATGGGCACAAACTAATTCAGGTGAAAGAAAAGTCTCGTATTCGCTACAAAATCAACAACGAATTTATTCCTCCAAGAATTATTCGTCAGTTGGAAATGCGCGGATTAGTGAAGCTTGGAAGGGGTAAGTAATGACTATTATCGCCTCTTCAAAGCCCCTTCGAACACCCTTTAAAGGAGATAAATAACCATGCGTGACTATGGGAAAGTCTCACCACATTTCTGGACGGGAACTACGGGCAAAAAGCTTCGTCAAACACATGAAGGCTTAATTGTCGCTATGTATTTAATGACAAGCCCTCACGCGAACATGCTTGGCTTGTATTACATGCCCCTTTTATATGTTGCTCATGAAACTGGATTGGGCATGGAAGGGGCATCAAAGGGGCTTAAATGTGCCTGTGAAGCAGGATTTTGTAGCTATGATGAGAGTACCGAGATGGTCTGGGTTCATGAAATGGCTCGCTTCCAAGTAGCTGAATCTTTAAAACCTGCTGATAAGCGTTGTATTGGCGTGCAGAAAGACTATGACTCGCTACCTTCAAATCCTTTTCTGGCAAGCTTTTACGACAAATACGCTCAAGCTTTTTGCATGACTCAAAAGCGTGGTGTAAACGCCAAAATAAATAGTCCCTTACAAGCCCCTTCTGACCCCCTCCAAAGCCAAGAACAGGAACAGGAGCAAGAACAAGAAAATACTCACACACAAAACGCGGCTGAAAATTTTTCAGCGAAAGAAGAATCTTGGAAACCAAATCGTGAACTTTTGCTGAATGTGCTTAGGACTTCACAAGTGGGTGCACAAGCAGAGCAGGTTTTAGAAATGCCAAATTATGAATTTCATCTTGGCAACTTCAATGCTCACTGGGAAAACAAAATTGATCTCACTGAAAACCAACGAACTCGAAAGTTTGCAACTTGGTTAATTCAGGAATTCACAAAGTCGATAAGACCTAAAAAACAAAACTCACCAATGAAAACTGCACCAGCAAGAGACGTAAACAGTGCTTGGGGTGATGCAAAACAGTATGCACCAGCCACAGATGATATCGATGTAGGGGAGATGCTATGAATGCATTGAGCAAACAATTCAAAACTGAGCTGGTACAAACTAATCAGTTTTGCCCTAAACACAATGAGTTAATGGTTTTACTAATTGGTCGTCCAGTTTGCCAAACATGTGCAAATGAAGCGTATGTGAAATCACAAATTGAACACGCACACCAAGTCAACCTCGTGGTACGCGAGAAACATTTTGCCGGAGCAAAACTCCCTGAGCGCCACAAGGAAAGCGGATTTAAAAATTATATGGTGAGTATCGATCCACAGAAAGAGGCTAAAGCTGCTTGCCATAAATTTGTTCAAGATTTTAATTCAGGGAAGAAGCGCAATCTGATTATGGTTGGGCGCACAGGAACAGGAAAAACCCATCTTGCATGTGCTATTGCTCGTAACGTTTTAGACAAGCGTAGTTATGTTCGTTACGTCACCTCAGAAGACATGGCAAATGAAATTGCGACTGCATGGACAAAGCCAGATGACAATGAAGCAAATGCAATTTTTCGCTTCACGGACTGTGATTTATTGATATTGGATGAATATGGTTTGCACGACCAACACGAGAGTCGATTGCAGCTCGTTCATAAAGTTTTATATGCACGTTATGACGAAAAAAAGCCGACAGTTTTAATTTCCAACATGACGCTTGAGTCTACAGAAAAGGCGCAAGGTTTGAAGGAAAACTTAGGGGACCGTTTATGGTCTCGGTTTCAACATGACGGTTTGACAGTAGTTGAATGTGACTGGGATGACTTGCGTTTTGGTGGGGCAGGATCATGACTAAATTCGAGATTTTAAGCTGTGGCTTACTCATTTCGTGTGTAACAGCAGTACTTTGCGGTGCGGTGGTTTTGTGGTGGTTGGCGCGTAAAGAGCTAGATGAGAAAGGATACAGACATGAAAGCAACTAAATTAATTAGAGATAAAGGGCTGAAATACGCGAAGGAAATCGTAGATTCAGCCCCTTCTAATGCAACTGAGTGGAATGAAGGTTTCGAGTTCCAATGTGGTCAAAGTGTAGAGATTAGCAAGGCTGACCGAGAAAAATATTTTGTAGACCTTTCTGAACTCAAGCGTCTGGTGGAGTCTTTGGGCTATGTAAGCAGATGGGGCGGCATTGAACGATGCAAGAGGCTTTACTTTGAGGCTCCATTCAAAAGAGACAAGCACATCAAAGATTTGAAGCGATACATCCGCGACTACGAATCAATATACGGAGGCGGTCATGTTTGAACAAATATTAAAATACCGCCCTAAAGGTGCGACACATTGGCAGGCTGGATATTACTACAACAGTGATGAATGTGGGATTTGGTCTATTTGGGAAAACGGGAAGTGGCATGGAGATTTTAAATTTCCAGATGGTGTTATGACTAAGTTGCCAGGGGAAAGGAGCCAGTCATGAGTGAGTTTGAGGGTAAATCTGGAAAGTGGGCTTGGGAGATTCAAAAAGAACAACAAGCGAATTTAGTTGAGCTAAGAAGTTCAATTGAAAACCTAGTTCAAAAGTATAAACACGATGCTCATGCTTCAAGCCTTTTTGGCGATCAAGATAAAGCACGAGTTTATAACTGCTTTGCTAATCAGTTGAAAAATTTGCTGAAAGGTGGTGCTTGATGTCATCAGTCAGCATTGCTGAATACCGCAAGTTATTTCCTATAAAGAAAAATAAAAAGCGGCGTTCAGCAAAGCAAGTTGCCAGACAACCAAGTGTGGGTGAAATGGTTCTGGCAACGCATTTAAGAGCATGCAAGATCGGTTTTGAACAGGAATATAAGTTCCATCCAAAACGCAAATGGAGAGCTGATTTTCTGATTACTGGTACAAAAATTTTGATTGAGGTTGAAGGCGGGATCTGGAGTGGAGGCCGTCATACAAGGGGCAAAGGCTATATAGGGGATATGGAGAAATACAACTCCGCAGCAATGATGGGTTTTACAGTTTTACGGTTCAGCACAGAGCAAGTTAAAGCAGGCGTGGCGATTAAACAAATTGAGCAATTGGTAGGTGAAAAATGAGTGCAGTTTTAAAAACACAACAAATGGATTGGTCTAAATATACTATTGACGGTTGGTTAGAGCAGTTTGGCGCATGGTGTGAAACAGTTAGAATGAAAGGGGGTGATTTGCCAGATGGGCTTCATATCAATCAAATTTACTGGTTGATGCGTGAAGCTGGCAAAGAAGTACAAAAAAGTAAATCTTATATTCGATGTGAGATCAGTGATTATGAGGCGGATCAAATTCAAGCACTTTTACGAAGTCTATTAAATTCTGATAAAACAGATTTTACAACTAAGTTTGCATTAATTTGTTTAATTAAAAATAAGGTTGAAAATAAAGGATTGTTGAAGGTTGCTCAAGAAACAAACCAATCTAAAGCTCAGGTCGCAATTATGGTGAGTTGCGCTAGATTTTATTTATTAGGTCATGATAAAAGATTAAGACAAAATGGAGGTTCAAATGAAAACATACACTGTAAAACTATATGAAGGCGTTAGTCGGGAGAAAGTTAATGAAACTTTGAAATACTACCCTGATTATTTTGGTAAAATATCAATAATTACAAATGTAATTAATAATAAATTGCAATTAACACTAAAAGCATTTGAAGGAATCGACGTTATAACTGCCAATGATCTAATGATTAAAATCGTTGAACGTTTAAAAGCTTCTCAATTAGTAGAAAAGCATAATTTAGACTTGTTGACTGTCTAGACGCTTTATGGCATATTTTTGATATAGTGGACAAAGTTATAAGCGTTGCACCAATTTGTTTTAAAAGCTCACTTAATCGTGGGCTTTTAATTAGGATTTGAAAAAACATGAAATTTATCGTATATTAAACTTACTATATGATGTCTATTTCCATTATAGTGTTTTTCAGTTGAAAAGCTTAGTCCGTACTTTCCCCAAGGTACGGATTTTTTTTATTTTTTGCTATATAGTCCAGGCTGGTAAAAATGAATATCTGTGTGGGTGGTGAACTCAATGGGCAAGTGATAGAAAAAAAGGGGTGTTAAGAACAAAGATGTATATAAATATTAGTAAATTATAAAATTATTAAATAAATTCAAATATTTAAATTAAAAATAAGTGATAAAACTTTAACAATATTTACGTACGTGATGAATTTAGTAACTCAAATAAACATTATTTTAGACGGATAATTATAAAAAACGGAGTACAAATGTCATGAATAAGAATGTAGAGCTAATAAATTACATTGATGTAGCTGAGACAGTTTACGAACGGGTATATGAAAATAATAAAATTTCAAATAATTTGATTGTTAATCTAAATCGCATAATGGCTGAGATAAAGAATCAAGCTGCAGAAAAAAAAACTCAAATTGAAGTACAGCTCAATAGACTTTGAATATTGTTTAAGTTTGCCTTTAGCTGATCGCAAAATAAAAGTAGATTTAAGCCTTATACCTCATTTTGAAGATCGTGAAGAAAGTATTTTGTGGTTAACTAACTTTATTGGAAAAATTTGTGAGCCCAGAAAGATGCAAAGACAGAAAAAAAACTTCATTAAGTACCTGTGAATTTTAGATGAACCGCCCTTAAAGCGGTTTTTTATTGCTAGTAGAATATTTAAGGTATCTTTTCTAATAGGCACATACTATTGAAGTGTTTTTTATTTATTTTTTAGATTGAAAAGATTGCTATTTAAGTAATTTAAATATAAAAATCTTTATTGATTGAGAGTAGTTGTTATACAGGATATTTATAAGGATTTTAAAATGACAATTATCACATTGCTCGATGTTAAGACGAAGAAGAAGGTGATAGTTCGGTCCGTAATAGACCCAATAGCAAGAATAGACAAAAAAGGGAATATACAAATTATTCAAATTCATAAATGGCTATATGATGAATCTGGAGATTTCGTTGATGAAGACTTATATGAGGCACTCAACAATGGAGAAGTTGGAATATACATAACTTTGCAGTATATGATCATTAATATTGAAAATTAATTATTTTTTATTTTTAGTCAGTTTGAGTTCTTACTCTCTAGAGCCTAATGGTTACTGCACATAAGACCTTATTAAGTATTACCTATTGATGGGCACATATTCTTTATAAGTCTTGATAATTAAAAAAATTATGTAGGCTAAAAATAAAACCATTTAAAAAAAGAAATCTTTATCTATTTAAATATGAATATTTGATGTTTTTAATTCTATCCCTATTGCTAGTGCTTAAATATTATGCCAATATGAAGTTGGAAATATTTCCGAATAGATATTTCCTATTTCAGGTTTAAGCGTTTTTTTCGCTAAGTCCATTTCTGAATAAAAATAGGAAGTGGGCTTTTTTATTTTTAAATATTTCTGTATTATCAGTGTGTTGCTTTAAGTAACACTAAACCTTATTGATCAGCGCAAATATCAAAAAAGGGGGAGCTTGCCTACTAGGCAAGCTTTTTAAATTGATAATTTAAACACAATAATCCATTTTAAAGCTCAATAGAAAAATCAAACTTCCCTAGCTTTTATTCGTACTAATTTATTGAATATAATCGTTTTTATAATTTTTAAAATTTCCTTAAACTAAAAATGGAAAATTTCTTGTTGCAACATTGTTATAATAGGACTACCTTAATAAAAATACTTTATAAAAATGAGGAGCTGCTGAAATGCCACAGTATCTCATGTTTGCGGAAAATATTTATAACAAAATTAAAGATGAGGAATTGTTTTCACATGATTGTATTGAAAATATGAACTTACTTATGACATGTATACGCAGAGAAATTGAGGGAACAGAATTTAAATTAAAATATAATTTTATTGATTTTGTTGAATTGTTCAGTAGACCATTAGATGAATGTAAAGTAAAAATAGATGTGAGTTTGATTCCTCCTCATAATTCAGAAGGTGAGTATATTTTATGGTTAGCTGGATTAATCGAAAAAATTACAGAAGGTGGACCTAAACCACCTCCGCCTATAAAGAAGTTTATTCCAGAGTATATGAGCTTGAAATTTGAATTAGATTTTTTACCCTTAAATGAGGAAAAAATTCAAAACGAAGGTAAAGAAATTACGGATTACTTTAATTCAAAGCTTTATAAGGCAACTTTTAAGAAGTAATACTATATTGCCTGTGAGTTTAGCCACCGCCTTAGGGCGGTTTTTTTTGGGTGAGAATAATGGATTCTACAGAATACTTTTGGCTTACTCGGAAAAAAGAACCTAAAACTAAACCTAAAAGCCGGCCATTGCCTAAGGCGAAGCAAAAATATCTCGAGGCTGAGGCAACACTTAAGGAAGAGCTTGAGGATTTGGCGATTGGATTTGAAAGTAAGTTTCAGCCGATCCATACCAAACACTGGCGCTTTGATTTTCATATAGTGAAATTGCGTTTGCTCATTGAAATTGAGGGTGGTCCCTGGTCTGGTGGGCGTGGTGGAAAGCTGTCAAATAAAGCATGGAGTCTTGATCGATATGATCATGCTGAAGAGATGGGTTACAAAATAGAGCGCTTTCATCCAGATTCTATTTTGTCGGGATATGTCATCAACTGGATAAAAAGTGAATTAGCGAGAATTGAAGATGGAGCAAATAAGACCATTTCCACCGACTGATTTTATTGATCAAGCTGAAGAAGAGGAAGCAATTCGTTTAATACCTGCATCAGATTTAAAAAAATGGGTTATTGCAAATTACTTAACGATTGGCGGACCTCTTCACAACCCGGATCATGACCATATTGCAGAGCTACTTCACGACAATGAAGAATTTTTAGCATTTGCATGGGCTTCTTCTGCATATAAAAGCAAGCAAGCTATGGTATTAGGCCAGTGCGAGAAAGTAATGTTTAACGTCGGTGGTTGGCGTAAAGCAAGACAAGAGCAACAGATGCGCGACTGGTTTGGTTTTGTACCAACATATTTAATAACGGTCGATGCATCTTTCTGTGAGCGTGCAAACGATACAGAGTTCTGTTACTTGCTTGAACATGAGCTTTACCACATTGGAGTGATGAGAGACGAGGACGGCGAAATCATTTATAGCGATAGTACAGGGCTGCCTAAGCATTATTTAGCTGGGCACGATGTTGAAGAGTTTGTTGGTGTAACTAAACGGTGGGGGGCTAGTCAAAGTGTTAAACGTATTGTTGAAGCTGCAAAGAATCCGCCGTTTGTTTCGAATCTTGATATTTCAAAATGCTGCGGAAACTGCGTAATCAACTGAGCCGAATGGCTCTTTTTTTTGCCTTCTTTGCTAGACGTAGCTAGACAAAGGTGGGGGTATGGCTGCACTTAAAGAACAGGTAAAAATATTTATTGTTCAAGCGCTTGCCTGCATGGATACCCCTCAACAGGTAGCTAATGCTGTCAAGCAAGAATTTAACATTGAGATTGATCGAAAACAGGTACAACTTTATGACCCGACAAAAGCGGCAGGAAAGAATTTAAGTAAGAAATATAAAGACCTTTTTCATAAAACCCGAGAGGACTTTAAAAAGAATGTTTATGACATCCCGCTAGCTAATAAAGCCTACCGGCTTAAAGAGCTTCAGAAGATTTATGAAGACTGGAAGAACAACAGGCTTATGAAGCAAGGGGTTATTAAACAGGTTCGGGAAGAAATGCAGGGTTATGACCTGATGTTATTAAATCTTGAGTTAAAGCAACTTGAGATTGAAAAGTTAAGAGAGGGTGAAGGTGATGAAGATCCAACACCAGTCAAGGTAACTATTCAAGTTGTGGATGCGAGTAAAAAAGATGCCGAACATCAATCCGACACTGAATGTACCTCAGGCTAATTTTTTGCAGATGGAAAAGAAGTTCCGCGCATTCGTCGCTGGCTTTGGATCGGGAAAGACTTGGGTTGGATGCTCCAGTTTATGCAACAAAGCTTGGGAATTCCCTAAAGTACCTTTGGGTTATTTTGCTCCAACTTACCCGCAGATTCGCGACATTTTCTTTCCAACTATTGAAGAGGTTGCTTTCGATTGGGGGCTTAAAACTAAGGTTTATGAAACCAATAAAGAGGTGGATATCTATTATGGTCGGCAATATCGAACGACAATCATTTGCCGGTCTATGGAGAAACCAGCAACAATTGTAGGTTTTAAAATTGGCCATGCCCTGATTGATGAGCTTGATGTAATGGCCATGGTCAAGGCACAACAGGCTTGGCGTAAGATCATTGCACGTATGCGTTACAAGCAAGCAGGTTTGCTCAACGGTATTGATGTTGCTACAACACCTGAAGGTTTTAAGTTTACATATGAGCAATTTGTTAAAGAGGCAAATAAATCAGAGGCTAAGCGTAAGCTCTATGGAATGATTCAAGCTTCAACTTATGACAATGAAGCTAATCTTCCAGATGACTACATATCATCACTTTATGAGTCTTATCCGCCGCAATTAATTTCAGCTTATTTAAAAGGGCAGTTTGTCAATTTAACCAGCGGTGCTGTTTACCCCGACTTTGATCGAGTTCTAAACCACACGGATGAAGAAATTAAGAAAGGTGAGCCTTTACTCATTGGTATGGATTTTAACGTGCTTAAAATGGCTGCTGTGGTTTATGTCATTCGAGAAGGGAAGCCAAGAGCTTTAGATGAACTGGTTGGCGTGAGAGATACACCGACGATGTGTCAATTGATTAATGAGCGCTTTCCAGATCACGATATTACCGTGATTCCAGATGCTTCAGGTCAGGCAACATCTTCAAAGAACTTCAGTGAATCAGATCATGCAATCTTAAAGAAAAATGGATTCAAAGTTGAAGTGAATGGTGTGAATCCCGGAATTAAAGATCGTATTACTGCTGTTAATGCACAAATCCTAAATGCTGAGGGTGAACGACACTTAAAAGTGAACACAAATAAGTGCCCTAACTTTACGGCTACTTTAGAACAGCAAGTCTATGATGATTTTGGAATGCCAGATAAAAGCGCTGGTTTGGACCACGTTGGCGATGCTGGTGGATATCCAATAGCCAAGAGATTCCCGATCATCATTCAGAAAGTATTTAAACGGCGCACAATCGCTGGTTTTTCCCGTTAAACAACGCACCTTTTCAGGTGCTTTTTTATTGGTGTTTTTATGGCAGTTACTGATAAACATCCGCAGTATATTGCTGCACAAAAAAGCTGGTTGATTATGCGTGACGCCGTTGCTGGTGAAGAGCAGATCAAACAGGCACAAACAAAGTACCTAGCTAAATCGGCCGGAATGATTGAGGCTGAAAAGCAAGGTGATACGACTGGAGAGATTTATAAGGCCTATCTAAGTCGAGCTCAGTATCCGCTATGGGTTCAGGACGCATTACGCACAATGATCGGGTTAGTTTCAAAGCTTGAGCCGAATATTGTGATTGAAAGTTCTCTACTTAAAGGATTGATAGAGAATGCAACAAATGACGGTTTTGGGCTTAAACAGCTCTTTATTCGCATTTGTTCAGAGTTGCTAGAGTTTGGGCGCTGTGGGCTGCTTGTCGATGTTGATGCTAACGGAGTGCCATATTTCGCCTTATATGATGCGTTATCTATTATCAACTGGAAGGAAAACAGTATCGGTGGTCGTAAAGATCTAAAACTGTTAGTGCTCGAGGAGCAATTTGATAATAGTGAAGATGAATTCGGGCACGAAACTAAAACGGTTCACCGCGTTCTATCTATGGATGATGGAGCATTAGCGGTCCGATTGTTCGATGGTTCAAATGTGGAGGATAAAACTCCCGATCTCGGCGGTAATCAACTTTCTTTCACACCATTTGTTTTCTGCGGTGCCACTAGTAATTCTCCGGATGTAGGTACCATACCGCTTTTGACAATGGCCAAGGCTGCTCTGAAGTATTACCAACTTAGTGCAGATTATTACCAGTCACTTCACCATACAGCTCATCCGCAGCCTTGGATTAATGGACTTGAGGGTGATGAAGATATTAGCGTTACTGGTGTTATGGCTGTCTGGAGTCTTCCTCCAAATTCACAATGTGGTTATTTAGAAATTTCAGGTAACGGCATTGAACTCACTAAAAAGGAAATGGATGCGCAAAAAAATTCAGCATTAGAAGCTGGGGCTAAAGTAGTTGATACCAATACACAGGAATCAGGTGAAGCGCGCCGTGCACGGCAAGACGATCAGCAAGCAAGTCTTCACAGTATCGTGATGTGTGCAGCTGCAGCAATTGAACAAGCCATTAAGTATGCAGCGCAGTGGTTAAAGCTGGATTCGACAAAATATTCATTTACGGTTGAACCTGAGTTTATTGTGCAGGTCACGGATATTAATCTTGCAAAACAGCTTTATGAGGGTGCTATTTCAGGGAAAAACTCTTTCCGCACATATTGGGAATACCTGATGACAGGTAAATTACCAGCTCACGACTATCAGGAAGAAGTGAAGCGGGTAGAAATAGAGCGAGATAACACTCCTTTGTAGAGGTGATGTATGGCTTCAAAAGAAGATAAATCATTGATTGAAGTACTTACCCAACATCAGGCGTACTTATATCGGGTATCTTCTCAATCTGTTAATGAGCTACTAAAAATCTTTAATGATGAGTCAATATTAATGTTGGCAAAGCTTCGGGATTTGCTTGATGAATTAAATGATTCTGAAAAGATGGCTCTAGCAAGTGGACAGTACACAACGTCAAATCTGAAGGAAGTTCGTGATCTGATTGCTCAGTGGTTTACTGCAATAAACACTGCATTACCTGAAGCTTTCGCTGTTTCTGCTACTGCCTTGGCTGTTTATGAAGCCAATTACATGGCGAAGCTATATGGCGGCAAGATCAAAAAACCAAATGGTGAAAAGCTATATGCAGCAGCTAAAAAAATACCATTGGTAGGTGGGGCTCTTGTTGATGATCTGCTATCAAGAATTGCTGAAAATGCCCGCCAAAAGGTTGAGTATGCAATTCGGGATGGCATTAACTCAGGTAAAACAAATCAGGAAATAGTTCAGCGTATTCGTGGTACCAAACGGCTTAATTATGAGGATGGGCTTTTAAGCGGCTCAAAGTCTGATATTGACCGTACGGTGAGAACAGTTCGCAGTCATGTTGCCAATCAAGCATATTTAGACACTTTCAATAAAATCGGTTTTGAGTATGTACGTTTTGTCAGTGTCTTAGATGGTAGAACAACGAAATTATGTGCTTCTTTGGACGGATCTGTTTGGGAAGTGAATGACCCAGCAAAGCGGGTACCGCCGTTGCATCCAAATTGCCGCAGTATTCTGGTGCCCGTAGAGAAAGACGGGAAATTAGTTGGTGAACGGCCATTTGTCATGGACGAACGTCGAGTTAAAGACATTCCAAAAGATGAGCGGAGCCAATTAATAGGGCAGCTAGATGGCAACACTACATTTAAAGAGTTCTTCAAAAAGACAGATGACTTCTTCCAAAAAGAATGGTTAGGACCAAAGCGTTACAAACTTTTCAAAGAAGGAAAGTTTGATTTTGAAAAGTTCTTTGATCCTGAAGGCCGTTTATATAGCTTAGATGAGTTAAGAAAGTTGGATGAAAAAACCTTTAAAGAGTTGGGTCTGTAATTTTTTCTTATGTTATATTTTTTAAAACATCAGAATTTATACAATATGAAAACAATAGCTTTTGTATGCCTAACTCTAATTTCCATCACTTGTTTAGCTGAACCAAGTCAAAAATATCTTAAAGAATATGATCGATTGTCTGAAGCTTTGGAGTCAGCAATGTCAAATGCATATTCTTTTGATCCTACAACTGGTCAAGTAAAACAGGCTACTCAAGATTTAGAAGCTAAAAATAATTTATGTAGAGCTGCCCAAGCGAAACTAAACCTCACCACGTTTTTAAAAGACAATTTAGAGGAATCTAAAGAGCTTTATAAATCTATTGATGGTGCAGAGACTCTAGATAAAAATTATCTTAGTGGACAACAGCAGGAACAACAAACTCTCGTTTCAAATTTGAAAAAAGACCTTGTTGGAACTGGATTTAACTGTGAGTAATTATCGCCGATGACAGGCAATCCTAAATTCACTTTAGACACAATTTTCACCTATAAAAGCGCCCAAACAGCGCTTTTGTCATTTATGGAGTTTGGCTTATGAGTGAATCAAAAGTTAGGCATTTAGTACTTAAAAGAGTTTCAGATAAATCTTCTCATCTTGCTCTTTGTGACGAGGAAACAGGTATTCCATTAGGTGGATTAACCTCTGTAAAAATGAATTGTAGTATTTTTGAGGGTCCAGCGACTATCACGGCAACATTTGATGTGGGTGGTCCTCAAGGCATCCGCTTAGTTGGTGATGAACCTAGATCAGAGGTTTGGAATAAAAAGTAAACGTAGCTAAAGGTACTACAAATGTCTGAAAAGCAAATCAATATGTCAGATGCTCAATATATTCTGAGCACAAAATTAATTCTGGTGCCTTTTCTTCAAATTAAGATTTCAAGAGCCATGGCAATTTATGGTTTTACTTTTGAAAGATTAAAAGCGATTGCACTCATCAATTAGAACTTAATTTTTAACCTTAGCACCTTCGGGTGCTTTTTTGTGAGAAGAAAATGATCAAAGAAGTAACAGAGCAAGAGTTAACTGAAAAGTCTGTGGCACCCCGAGTAACTAAAGCGCAAATTGATTCATTGATGGAGCGTGTTACATATACGGTTGAGCAACGCCCCGGTGGCACGACATCTACTTTTGTCCATGCATTTTTAGATGGAAAGTTTTTTCTAGCTACGGGTTTTAGTGCATGTGTGAATGCAGAAAACTTTGATGCTGAAATTGGGGAGCGCATGGCTCGTGGAAATGCAGAAAAGTCAGCCGAGAATAAACTTTGGGAGCTAGAAGGCTACCGTTTATTTGCAACAAATATTTAAGTTTTTAATCGAAATTAAGCGTCCTAAAGGGCGCTTTTTTATTGCCTTGAGATAAGGCTTTACCCCAATCAAACGAGAGGTTTGAACATGTCATTGCCATTTATTGTTGATTCACTTGATGCAATCAAAGAAGAGCACCGCGCTCTATATGTTGAGGAAAACGGGAAGTTTCGCCTTGATTTAGAAGGTTATGAAGATCCAAAAGGTTTGAAATCTGCACTTCAAAGCGAGCGAGATGCTGCTAAGAATGCAAAATTGGAACTTCAAAAGATCCAGAAACAATTTGAAGGTATTGATCCTGAAATTGTCAAAAAAGTCTTTGCTCAAATTGACCAAGACGAAGAAGCCAAATTAATCGCGGAAGGCAAGGTTAACGAAGTGATTCAGAAGCGTACCGAGAAGATGCGTGAAGAACATGAAAAGTTACTGAAGGCTGAAAAAGAGCGTGCAGATAAAGCTGAAGCTTATGCACAAAAGTTCAAGCAATCAGTGATTCAAAGCCAAATTGTACAGGCTGCTGTTGAGCTTGAAGCATTGCCTGAAGCTACTGCCGATATTGCCTTTTTAGCTCAGTCAAAATTTGCATTAGATGAAAACGGTAAAGCTGTGGCAGTTGATGAAAACGGAGAAGTGGTCATCGGCAAAGATGGCCAAACAGCATTATCGCCAAAAGAATGGGTTGAATCTCTACGTGAGCAAAAACCGTATTTCTGGCCTAAGCCTAATGGCATGGGCGCACCTGGTAGCAACAATTCAAAAGGTCAGCCAGACATTCTCAAAGCAGACGGCACGGTAAATATGACCAAATTGGCGCAATTACGAAATGAAAATCCGCAACTAGCTAAAGAGCTAGCGGCAAAACATGGTATTAAACTTTAAGGAGTAAAGCCTAATGGCTGAGACAAAAATTGCAGATGTAATCGTACCTGAGTTATTTACTCCGTACGTATTAAATAAAACTGCTGAAAAGTCTGCATTATGGCAGTCTGGCATTGTTGGGGATTTAGATGTAGATGTAGCTTTCGGAACAGAGGGTGGTACAACTGTAAATATCCCATTCTGGAATGATTTAAGCGGTGAGTCAGAAGTACTTTCAGATTCAAAACCTTTATCTATAAATAACATCACTTCAGGCAAGGACATTGCGATTCTTCATGCACGTGGTAAAGCATGGGGCGCTAATGATTTGGCTAAAGCATTATCTGGTGACGATCCACTTGGTGCGGTTGGTGATCTGGTCGCAGATTACTGGTCGCGTGAGTTTCAAGGTTTTACCGTAAATACCCTTAAAGGTGTGTTCGGTGCGGCCAGCATGGCAGGTAATACGCACGATATTTCTGCTGGAACTGGAGCTGCCGCTGTAATTGATGGCGTATCTTTTGTTGATGCTTCTTATAAGTTGGGTGATGCGGTTGACAAGTTAACGGCTATTGCCATGCATTCGGCAACCATGGCGGCTTTAGCTAAGCAAGGCTTAATCGAAACTGTTCGAGATGCTGATGGTGTGGTTCTCTACAAAACCTTTATGGACCGTCGTGTGATCGTTGATGATGGTATGCCAGTTGATGGTGATGTATTTACCTCATTCTTGTTTGGCCAAGGTGCGATTGGTTTCCAAGATATTGGCGCACCAGTTGGTGTAGAGACAGACCGTGACAGTTTAGCGGGTACTGACATTCTTATTAACCGCCGTCACTTTGTGCTACATCCTCGTGGCATTAAATGGGCAGGTGATACAGGTATTGCACCTAATAATGCCGGTCTTGCTACAGCCGGTAACTGGGAACGTGTCTACGATCCTAAACAGATCCGTATTGTGGCATTCAAGCACAAGATCAAATAACAAAAAGGCGGGTTACACCGCCTTATCTTTTTGGAGATCCACATATGGGACTTTCATCATTTAACCGTGCACGGGAAAGACAACAAATGACAGAAACAAAAATTGCTGAACTCGAAGAACAACTGGCAACAGTAAAGGGCGAATTTATTGCCTTTCAAAATGATACCGAAGCAATGAAAGCACGTATTGCTGAACTTGAATCAGGTGAAGGTGGTCAAACACCTGAAAATGTCCAAAAACCAAGTGATACTCAACCACAACCAATTAACTATGCTGGTCTAAAAGTAGATGAGCTTCGAGCTGTACTAACTGAAAAAGGCATTGCATTTGAAGCAGGTGCTAAAAAAGATGAACTTTTAGCATTAATTCCAAAGGAATAATTCATGAGCTTTATCACTGAACAAGAAGCGATAGAACATGTTGAAGGCTTTGATGCTTTATCTGCTAGTGATAAGGCTCAATACCTTCAGATGTCAGAAGCTTATCTATTAGCACGTAACGTTAAGCCTTATGAAGATGCTACCCAAGTACCTGAACCTTTAAAAATGGCCTCCTATCAAATCATCAAGGGCATCATTAAAGGTGATCTATATCAAGGGCAAGAACAGGCACTAAAACGTAAGAAAGTCAAAGCTGATACGGTTGAAACTGAAAAGGAATATCAGGAAGGATCAGTAAAGCTTAGTGCGATCGAGCAATTCATTCTTGATTTGATAAAACCGTATTGCAAACGGAAATCCGTCTTTTTTGTCAGGAAAATCTAATGGGCTTACGTGACGAAATTCAGGCAGATATTGCCGAAGCATTTAATGAAGATTTAGCGGACGCCGTTCATACCTTTACTTGTGAGCGGATCTCAAGAAAAGATTGGGATCCTAAAACTGAAACTTATGTAGAAGTTAAAGAAAATTATAATGGCCGTGGTGTTCTGTTCGGCTCATACAGTCAATATGAAATACAAACGCTTGGAGTGTTGGCAACAGATAAGAAAGCGACCGTGCTTCAAAATGAAGTAACTATGACTCCAAAAATTGATGATGAATGGTTAACAAGCTTAGGCTCATTCCGGGTAATTCATATTCAACAGGATCCAGCATCTACTATTTGGAAATGTCAGTTGAGGAAGGTTTAAATACTTGTTCTAATATCCTTCTAAACTAGGGGGATATTATGTTACTAAAAGGAAATAATGCTGAAAAAATTGCGACTACCTTAATATTTTTCATAATTTTGCTAGTAACTTATATATTAGTTAACTTAGCCTTTAGATCAATCACGCACACAACACTAGAAAATATGGTGAAAGATGGAATGAGCTTCTCAGCTACAGCTATAGCTCCCATCATAGCTATTTTGTTATTTAGTGATTGGCGGGTACAACATTTAGCTATCAAAATGGAGACCGCAGCTGAAAAAATTGTAAAAAATTTACTCGATATTAATTTTGAAATAGATATTTTAGATGCAGAAGTTAGAAAGGATATTAAAAACATAAATGTTGAAGATACTCAAAAAATAATTTTTGATCTGAGAAAGCGCTTAATTGAACAAAATACTCAATTAGGTATTACGTTTGATGGTGAACCTAAAACAAATGACTTTATTAATCAGATTAATGATTTAATGTATGAGATGTTAAATTATTTAAATTTAATGAATATTGCTATTACTGCTCACGAAAAACTTAAGAATAATACGACAATTTTTGAGAGTGATGAAGTTAAAACGTTTTATGCGGACAAAGAGAATCTCTATTTCAAAAAGTCTTTTGAAAGATTTACTGGATTTGTAGAAACGCTTTCTACAATAAATAATTCCTTGCGAGAATTTAAGATTAAATAAAAACCCACTTCGGTGGGTTTTTTTAATGGGCGCAATTTAGGAGTTTAAATGATAAGCACAGATTACGTACCTTTATGGCATATCTCACCATTTCAACATGTTCAATACACTCTTGCTAGAAGTCAGCTTCACATGGATCTGCTATTCGAGGACATGAATAAGGTCGATAAATTCTTGTCTATTGAAGGGGCAGCAGCTCAAGTTGATTTCTATTCTGATGGCGCTTATGCGGTTGTTCAGCTTGGTGATACTTCAGAAAGAAATCTAATAGAAGTGTATGGATTGCTTTTACATGAAGCTGTTCATGTCTGGCAAAAGATTAAAAAGCTAATGGGTGAACGAGAACCAAGCTCTGAGTTTGAAGCTTATTCAATTCAGGCGATCGCTCAGGATCTCTTTAAGATGTATGAGGAAAGCGAGGTTAAAAGTCATGGGATGGAAGGGGAAAAAGCCGACTAGTTTTAGTCTTGATGTGTCTAAAGCGGCAGAAGACCATGTAAAGAATATTGTCATGGATACAGTGCAATCCTTAGTTAATTTAAGTCCTGTTGATACTGGTGCATACCGTGCTTCACATATTGTTTCGGTTGGATCCGCTGACTACGGTGTACGTGAACCTGAAACAAACCCTATTCAAGATGCAGCGATTCAGGTAATGAAGATTAAGTTAGGCAATTTGGTTTATATCCAGAACAATAAAGCTTATGGACCGCGCTTAGAAAACGGCTGGTCTGATCAAGCACCACAAGGTATTTATGGCCTTACGTTTAACTTTATTTCTCAAAAGTACGGTGGCTAAAATGGCAATGACTTTAGAGCAAACAAGGCAAGCCATTATTGAGCACATGCAAGCTTTCACTGGCATTGCTCAGGAAAGAATTCAATATCCGAGTGCACCAGGCTTTACTGTACCAACAAAAGGTGTATGGTGCTGTTTAACGATTGCAGGTGGTCCCAGTTTTACTTCTGGCATTGCAGATAAGCCATGTACACGCCGTACCGGTAATATCATGATTCAATGCTTCGATCGACTTCATGTGGGAGAAAAAGCTTTAACGGTTCTTAGCGATGCTTTACTGGCACATTTTGAATATTTCACAATCGAACACTTAGAATGTTTGAATGGCCAATCTATTTATGCGGGTAAAGATGCTGATTTCATTCAGTATAATGTGAGCATTGGGTTTAAGGTGAATTGATATGTCATGTATGCTGACTTTAGAAGAAATCGAAATTAAACGGCAAGAACTGGAAAGACATCTTGAAGATGTTATGTCTGTTGAACTGAAGAAGTGGCAAAGCGAAAACAAGCTATGTGTTTCCGATGTGAATATACGTTTGGCCAATGTGAATAGTCTTGGTGGAACTAAACATAATGTAGTTACGGGAGTAAGTGTTGATTTAGATTACAAACCTTAAATTACTTTAATTAAATGACCGCTAAGAAGCGGTTTTTTTTATGCCTTATTCACTACCACCTCATCGGTGGTTTTTTTATGTCTATAGGAATCACTTATGAGCAATTTTGTTTTTAAGCGTGGTGACACATTCAACTTAAATTTGCAGCTCGTTGATATGGATGACGCGCTGCAATATCCAGCCAATGATGTGCGTCGAGCGATTGATTTAACGGGATATACCTTTACTTCTCAAGTTAAAACTTTGGATGGAACCGCTGTAGCAACCTTGACTTGTGCAGTATTAAATCAGAGTACTCAAAAGGGGTGGCTGAATGTGAAATCAGGGGCAAGTACTGCAGCGTGGCCTTTGGGTCTGTGTCAGATGGATATCAAAGCCGTCGTGGGTGGCATGACTCAACACACTGAGACTCTGACTTTTCAGGTAATTGACGGGGTGACTGCATAATGGCCAATCTAGTCTTTAAATATTCTTGGGATCATCGACCATTCCCTTATAACTCAGCTCAAGGTAAGCGGCAATTTATGCTGCCTTTTGCATCAGGTATTCCAAATCTTGCACCAGACTGGACACAAGTGCAGGGATTAGGAAATGCTTCTACAGGTACTATTACAACCTCTAATTCAGATTTGACGGCTGGTCGAATCTTGAAAGTTGGTGATTTTGGTGTTGGCCTGCCTCAAGTTATCAGCACTTCTGTAGACCTAAACAATGTTGGAGCTGGTTTTTTTAGTATTCCAGGTACTGCTGCAAATTCACCCGGTGCTGGTTGGCTTGAAAGTAGATTATGGTCGAATGGTCCAACAAACCTTATGAAGCAGTTCTGGACGGCTGCATATACGAGTGATATTCGGGTGAGACAAAAGACATCTGCAGGAGGTGAGTTTTCTGTATGGCATAGGTTTTGGACAGAAGGTAATACGACTGTTGATGCAAATGGTTTTGTTAAATCAGCCTCACCTATTGTTAAGCTTTTTGCAGGATCTATTGAATTAAATGATGAAGCTAGTAGACAGCCTATCGAATTTGAAAAAGTAGATGTAGGTGATTACTTGTTGAAGGGAACTTTAGGTTTCGCTCAAGAAGGTTGGTATATCGAAGTCCCTAAAGATGCCAATGGGAACACTGTAGTAGCTGTTGAATATTCAACTTTAGAAAATGGTGATCTTTCCATCAAAACTTACAAGCGTAAGTTTGATTTTGAACTTGCTGCTGTTGTGGCAGATTACGAGAACCCGATGGACATTCCAGAAGGGCGTTGGATCGATATCCGCTTGCATGAAGAACCTGAGCCAGAGCCTGAAATTTTTCAAACTGAAACACCTGTTGATTTCCAGCCCAATAATTTATCTGAAGCCGTAGCTGCTGCAATGGCAGGGGTGGAACCTCCGGAAATCTCAGACACAGATGAAACACTTTAATAACCCGCTTAAACAGCGGGTTTTTTATTGCCTAAATTTTGGAGAACCATAAATGAGTTCAGGCGCAAAAATTCGATTATATGCTTGTGAAGAAGCAGTTTTAGGAACTACTCCAGCAAATCCGGTCTGGTACACCGTTCGCCGTGTTACTGATAGTTTGACCGAAAATGTTACTACTGAAGATAGCAGTGAAGTAGTTGATTCACGTTTTCGCCAAGGTGCTGTTGTAACGGAAGCCGAAGTAACCGGTCAGCTAGAGTTTGAATTATCGCTAGGTACCTTTGATTTATTTTTAAATGTTCTAGCTTTCAATAACTGGGCTGCAAATGCTTTAAGTTTTGGTGGTGGAGTACGTAAGTCTCTTACCTTGGTAAAAGTCTTTGAAGATATTGGTCAAGTCTTTATTTATCGCGGTATTCAAGTGAATACAGGTGAAATGACGATCCAGACCACAGGCAAAATCACTGGTAACTTTGGTTTAGTAGGTAGCTCATTTACGCGACAGCAGGTTAATCCTGTTACCAATCCTATTCCAGCATCGACTCGCCCGCTGGTGAGTATGCCAAACGTTGAAAAGCTACTTATTAATGGCCAATCAATTCAGGGTAAAGCTTGTCTGCAGACACTTACCATCAACTTTAGTAATAATCTGGAAGCGATCCGTTGTATCGGTTCTGGTAAGTACACGCCTGAGTTTTACTTAGAGAAAATGATGGATATTGGCGTAAATGCTAATTTCATGTTTTCAGCAACATCTGCTTCTTGGATAGATGCTATTAAAACCCGTGATGTATTTACATTGACCTTCGATATTACAGACACCAAAGGAAGTAAGTACTCGTTTAACTTCCCACAACTTGAAGTTAAGGAAGCAAATCACCCGGATGGTGGTGGCGATGACATCATTACAATAGATATCAATTTTGCCCAAGTGCGTACTAGTCCAACGATTGTACGTGCTCTTGTGTAATCAACTTATTTAATAAGAAAGCCTATGGAATCCCATGGGCTTTTTATTTCTAAAAATTAGAGGTTGCTATGGCTTTAAAAGTCGGAATTATTAAAAGCTCTGATGTATCAAAATGGTGTGAATACAAAGGTGCTGATGGAGAGGTACAGGCAGAGTTCAAAGTCCGTGGTATCGCATATAAGCCTTTTCAGGTAGCGATTGAACGAGCAGGAAACCAGATCTCGTCTAAAGGCTACGATGTAATGGTAAAAGATGAAGATGCCAAGCTTTATCACGAGTTGTTAATGGATGCATGTGCTGCCCATTTAATTGAAGACTGGAAGGGTGTGGTTTTCGCCGAAATCGTAGATGGTAAAACTGTTGAGTCTGAAAAGCCATATACACCTGAGAATGCCTCAAAGCTTCTTAATCTTGGTGATATTGGTATTTCAATCTGGCTATTCATTAAAGAACAGGCCCAGAAGATTCAGGAAGACGCAGACAAGGACAAGGCTTTAATTCTGGGAAAGTCATCGATCTCTACAAATACCAAAAAACGTATGCGTCGAAAACGCCGCACGAAATCGAACAAATCAAGTTCTTAGGCGGCCGTATTCCGGATCCGCCAGAATATTCGTATGCGGCTGACTCTATTCTTTCGGCATTTAGTACTATTGCCAGATCCAGACGGTATGAGCAGGGCATCCCGTTATCTTTAGATCAGCAGGCAATCAATGTCTATGCAGAGCATAATGATTTACCAGTAGCTGCTCATATCTTTAATGACTGTATTTTTGCATTGGATAACTTGTTTTTAGATGAAGCCCATAAAAAAATAAATTCCAAGTCCTCAAAAAAGTAACCCTAGAGTTATTTACATATAATAACTCTAGGGTTATTATTATCTCATCAAGTTAATAAGGGATTGGTGTGAAAAGTCTGGATTTAATCAAAATGATTGAAGCAGATGGTTGGTATGAGGTTAGGGTTTCAGGAAGTCATCATCACTTTAAACACCCAACCAAAAAGGGGTTAGTTACAATCCCACATCCTAAAAAGGATTTACCAAACGGAACTGTTAAAAGCATTTTGAAACAAGCGGGTCTAAATTGACCCGCTGTTTCCCGACTTTAAATACTATATCCCTTACAACTAATCATAACGCAGTGGGCGATATGTTTATGCCAAGGGCATGGAGTGTTGAGATGTTATATCCAATTGCAATTGAACGAGGATCAGATACTGAGGCATTTGGTGTCACTGTTCCTGATATTCCAGGTTGTTTTAGTGCTGGTGACACACTTGAAGAAGCTATTGAGAATGTTAAAGAAGCTATTTCAGGCCATTTAGAAATATTGGCTGAAGATGGTGAGGAAATCCCATTAGCTTCCGAACTAGTTAAATTTGTCGATGATCCTGAATATAAAGGAATGATCTGGGCGGTTACCGAAGTTGATGTTAGTCGTTATCTGGGTAAACCAGAAAAAATCAATGTTACTTTACCAAGCCGTTTGATTCGTAAAATTGATGAGAATGTAGGTAAAGGTAAGAGATATACTACTCGATCGGCTTTCTTGGCTGCTGGTGCTGAAAAACTTTTACATGCATAGCCTGATTTAAAAGACCACCTTCGGGTGGTCTTGCTTTATGTGACATTTAGTAACCAGTTTGTTAAAGTTAGTACACTTTATAACAAACGGTGAAATTCATGAAAAAAATATTGGCTACTGGGTTATTGAGTTTGGGATTAGTTGGGTGTGCTACTACCCCTCAGCAACCATCAGAACCTGTAAAGTTTGAAAAGGTTTATCAAATAGATGGATTAAAGCAAGGCCAAATTTATGATGGCGCACGTCAATGGTTTGCAACAGCTTTTCGCTCAGCAAATGCAGTAATTCAGTACGAAGATAAGACTACGGGTTCAATTATTGGCAAAGGTAATATGCCATACCGTTGTTCTGGGTTTGCTGATTGTATGACTGTTACTGCTGGTGATCGAGTAGATTTCACAGTGCGCGTAGATACAAAAGATGGGAAAATGAAAGTAAGTTACGATAATCTTACTCACTATAAACCAGCACAGGTAATTAGCGGAGTTCGCTATAGTGAAACCAATCGTACTATTACCGAAAATTATCCATCAGCTAAAATAATTATGGATGAATTAAATAAATCATCTGATCAAATGGCTGAAAAGATCAAAACTCAACAAAAAGTTAATGCTGATTGGTAAAGCAACTTAATTCACAAACCCACTCATTGAGTGGGTTTTTTATTGCCTAGAGGAAAGTAAAATGGCACAAGAATCCCGTTTGGTCATTGTTATTGATTCGCAAAATGCTGAACGTAATGCGCGTAATCTAGGCAATGAACTTGTTAGCATTGAACGTAAAGGTGAGTTTGCATCTAAGTCTATGGACAGCTTATCTGTAGCTACCAGAGCTTTAGCAGGACACATGGCTGGCCTAGTAACGGTGGGTGCAGCTATATCTAAAATGGACACTTATACAGGTCTGCAAAACCGCCTCAAATTGGTCACTAACAATCAAGCTGAGTTAAATAAGGCTACTGAAGACACTTTCCGAATTGCTCAAAAAACATATTCAGCTTGGGATTCAGTCCTACAGGTTTACCAGCGCTTTAGTGATAATGCTAAGACTTTAAACCTGACTATGGATGATACTGCTCGTTTAACTGAAACCGTATCTAAAGCCGTGGCCATTAGTGGAGCAAGTGCGCAGGCTGCTGATGCTGCATTAGTACAGTTTGGACAGGCCTTGGCAAGTGGAACATTGCGTGGAGAAGAACTTAATTCTGTAATGGAGCAAACCCCAGCATTAGCTAAAGCAATTGCTCAGGGTATGGGTATTACTGTAGGTGAGTTACGATCTATAGCCGCTGAAGGGAAAATTACATCTCAAGAGATTGTAAAAGCGCTTAGAAATGTAGAAAAAGATGTGGATACACTTTTTGCGAAGACCGATATCACTATTGGACAGTCTTTGACGCTGCTCAACAACGAGATTACTAAATTTGTTGGGGAGTCAGGAAAGGGCTCAGGTGCAGCACAAGTTTTAGCCGGCAACATTCAGACTTTAGCTGGAAACCTAGATGTTTTAACTTCTGCAATGATGGTTGGTGGCGCTTATTGGCTTGGAACCTACATTCCTGCAATTTATGCTTCTGGTGTTGCGGTAGCTGCTAAAACTAAAGAGTTAGCTGTTCAAACAGCTACGCAATATGCTGCAATTCAGGCAGAACGAGCTGCTGCTGCTCAACAAGTAATTAGCACTCAAGCAGTTGTTGCAAATACCCAAGCAACCTTAGCTGCTATTGCTGCTGAGAAAGCCTTAGAAATACAGCGCCTAAAATCCCAAATCTCTGAGAAGGGCCGTACAGCAACTTTAACTCGTATGGCTGAGTTAAAGAAAATTGAGGCCCAAGTTACAAGAGAATTGGCAGTAGCGGAAGGCGCACTGGCAACTGCTCAGGCTAGATCTGCAGCAGCTGGTGCAGCTAGTGTAGGGATTGGATCACGTCTTTTAGGTTTACTTGGTGGGCCTGTTGGTATTGGTATTACTGTAGCCAGCCTAGCCGCAGGCTATCTGTTAATGCGAGACACCACAGCAGAAGCTAATAAAAAGCTTGAAGAACAGGCACGCGTAGCAGAAAAAACTGATGAAGCATTAAAGAAATTAGCTGGCAATGATAAGACTAAGGCTGTCAATGATTTAACGGATGCATTTAATGCACAAAACGAGGCATTAAAGAAATCATCTCTTACTGTAGGTTCAGCATTAATTGATATCGAGAACTATGCACGAGGAAATAGGGAGGTTGAAAAAATTTCCCAAGATGCAAGAACTGGGACTATCAGCTATACAGAAGCTATTGAGCGCTTAAATAAAATTAAGTTGCCTACAGAACTATATGAAAATCTTAAAAAGCAAGCTGCCCAATATGATCAAAATTCAGTTAAAGCAGCTCAATCTGCTGACAAGTTAAAAATCTTCGGTGTTGAAGTAACTTTAACCGGTAATAAAGCTCAGAATGCAGCAGCTCAGCATCAACAGCAAGCGGATGCTTTGGGGAATACTGCTAGTGAGGCTGAAAAGGCAACAAAGGCTTTACAAGATTATCAAGCGAAGCAAAAAGATAGTGTTATTGATTCAATCTATAAATCAGGATGGCTTGATAAAGGTTACACCGTTGCTCAAGCTAATGCCATTTTAGAATTGCAAAAAGCAAAAGGAATGAGCGCAATTTTGTCTAAAGATGAAATTGATAGCGCACTTAGAAATCTCAAGATCATCGAAGAACAACAGGAGCGAGAAGATAAATTAACTGAAGCTAAAAGAAAGCAGACGCAGGAAATTGAAAAACAAGCAAAACTTACTAAACGCTTGGTCGGTATTTCCGGTCAATCCGGTATTGGTACTGGTCCACATCTTGACGTCCGATATGGTGGCTCATTGTCAGGTCAGAAAGTTTCTAATGAACATCTGGCTCGATTACAGGCGGGAGGAAAACCTTTAACTTCCTACAAGATCAGTTCTAATTATGGTCCACGAAAAGCCCCAACTAAAGGGGCTTCTTCATTTCATAAGGGTATTGATTTTTCAATGCCTGAAGGAACACCAATCACGACCAATGTTGCTGTGAAAGATATCAAGACATGGTATGACAGCAAGGGAGGTGGTTATGTCAGTGAAGTGATCTTTGAGGATGGAGTGTCTCTTAAGCTTCTACATCAATCTCCCAAGATGCAGAGCAAGGTGAAAGGCGGTGCGAGTAAGGGCAGTGATAAGGCAGCTGGTGACATTCAGTCTCAACTAGAACGTCAACTAGATGCTCAGCGTTCACTAGAAAATGAAGTAGCCACTGAAGTTCAGCGCATCCAGAATAATTTACAAGTTAGATTGGAAGATGTTGATAAGGCTGGGTTCTCACCAGAACGAACAGCTGAAATTAAGGCAGAATTACAGCGCCGTGCTGATAATGATGTGGCTATTGCCAAACAAGCAATTAGAAGCAAACTGGAAGACTATAAGGAGTTCCAGAAAACCGAGGAGCAGTTACTTGAGGAGAGCTTTAACCGTAAAAAGTTCAATGCAGCTCATGACATTGAATTAAGTAAGTCTGAGCAGAAGCAAGCCGTTGAATTGCTGGAACAGCAAAAACAGCAAGAGTTAGGGTTATTAAAACTAGCTCAGGAACAGCGTTTATTTCAGGCACGTTTATCATTGCTTTCGGAAACGCAAGCCATGCAGGAACGTTACAGATTGGAACGGGAGGAAATTCTTAAGAACACAAAGCTTTCTATAGAAGAACGGCAAAAACTTATCGCATTATCTAAAGCCAATCAGGACAAAGAAACTCGCAATAAAGTGAATAACGCTGTTCAAAACTGGGGTGGCATTCAGGCTGATATGAATGGTACCAGCGAGTTCTTTAGACAGGATCAGGAGCGTTTTAGTCGTTTAAATGCTGCAAATGATTTAGCAGATAGTCAGTTTGCTGCTACTGATCTGAATGAGCAAAACTCTTTAGATGGTCTTGATGCTCAAATGGAAGCAGGACTCATTAAGCAACAAGATTACGAAAATCAGAAAACAGCTATTATTCAGGCTGCTCAAGATCAGCGTAATCAGATTGCTGCCGAATATGCAAAGAATGCTCAGGATATTGAAGATAAGTACCACCAAGATCGATTGAATGCTCAAATTGCCCTTGGTGGCCAAATGATGGGCTCTCTTACATCTATGTTTGGTTCAATGTTTGGAGAGCAATCTAAAGCTTACAAAATCATGTTCGCTGCAGATAAAGCTTATGCGATTGCAGCTGCCGGTATTGCGATTCAGCAAAATATTGCAGCAGCTTCAAAAGCTGGTTTTCCTCTTAATTTACCGTTGATTGCTGGGGCGGTTGCTCAAGGCGCTAGCATCATTGCAAACATCCGGGCAATCAAAGATCAAGGTTTTGCTGAAGGTGGTTATACAGGTCGAGGTGGGAAATATGAAGTTGCTGGTGCTGTGCACAAAGGCGAAATTGTATGGTCCCAAGAAGATATTAAACGCTGGGGCGGAGTTGGTTTAGTTGAGAAAATGCGTAAGAGTGCAAACCCTGAAGCTTTTCTCAATAAGAATGCTTCAGCTGATAGTGTCATGCGCCGTGCAATGATGAGCTCTAATGCCTTTATAGAAAGCCAAAAGCAATCTGATATCTTTAATCAACCGGTTCAAGATACTCAGATTATTTATAAGGGTAATAGAGACACACCTAAGTTAGCTTCTTCGGCAAATTCTGACCTGTTCCATGACGGTAAAGTCTATTTCTCATCCAATGGTTTAGTTCTGGATCGCTCAAATCTGGATGATGTTCAGGACTTTACTTCAGGACGTGCTTCACGCCCTCAAGCTGAGATTAAGCCTTCAATTGAGCCAGCTTCATCGATAATCAATTTCAAAATTGAAGTGATTAATCAGGTGAGTGGGGCGACAGTTGAAGCCGAACAACTGGATGAGCAAACAGTCCGGATCATTGTTACAGATGAACTGGATAAGCAGCTTCCAAGAAAGGTACCGAAGCTTGTAAGTGATCAAATCGCAAATCCAAATTCAACTATTAGTCGGTCTTTGACTGAGAATACGACAGCGAGAAGAAATCGTACTTAATAATTTGAACCCTTTTCGGAGGGTTCATTTTCATAATATTTAAATTTCAAGGTGATAGAGTCTGTTTGCATTAAAATTGATGGTTAAGACATGAAAAAAATAATTGTAATTTCTACAACACTTTTAGGCCTTACGGGATGTGCCATTCCTGCGGTAAATAATCTCGTAAGATCTACAAATATGTATCAAGATGAAATAGCAGGTGATACAGCCAATTTAAGGGTTTATAGAAGTAATGTACCCATGGTGCAGTTCTATATTACTTATCAAAATAATGAGGGTGAAAAAATTTCAAAAAACCTAATAACTAAGCAGATTTCAAATAATTTAACAAAGTATGGCTCTATGCATGAGCCCAAAAAATTAAATATGCCTAAACCCACAATCAGTTTAAATAATGGTGAAGAGTTTTTTGAGTTTAAAGTACCCGCAAATAAGAAGTTAACTTTCAGGCTTACTTCTGTTATTGGGTCAACTACTATGTATAGTTGTGATGTAAAAATGGACTATCAGTTGGAAAGAAATGGAAATTATGAATTGATCCGTTTTAAACAGATCAAAGATTTTGTGAATCCAGTTTTACTGACTGAACCATCTCAAGATGGAGCTTACTGCAAGTTTGTAGTGAAAGAGATTTTTGAAGATGGTAAAGAAACTATTATTAAATCGATTTCTTAATGTTAAATCGTTTTTGTGATTAATTTAAATATCTAAACCTTATTTCATCAAACCACCCTTCGAGGTGGTTTTTTATTACCTGAAGGAAAGTTATGTACAAGTTAAAGCTAAATCCTCAGACCAGCGGCTATGGCGTAACACCAGGTGATGATGTGAAACGTCAGCAGATGGATGGCGGACGTGGTCGCTATTACATCGATGTAAAACGTAATAGCCACATTGTTGATGTGAACTGGAATTTAAGTAAAACCGATTTCAATAAAATGATGGCCTTCTGGCGGATCTATCAGAATAAGCCAGCTTCATTTTATGCGGATCTGGTGATTGATCAGGGAGCACGTCAGCAATACCTGTGTAACTTCATTCCGAACTCCTTCAAGACAAATGAAGTTAATGGCAATCTTTACCGGGTAAATGCTCAGCTAGAAGTTGTTCAAAACCAGCCTAACCTGACTGCCGATATAGCTTTGATTAAGGATTGGGAGGTCTGATGGATAACGAATATGCCAAATTCTTTTTCAATCGAAAAGTTGATGTTTATCAACTGGAATGTATTGAGCTATCACATCCTTCTTTTATGAATACTTACCGGGTAGTCCGTAACGATGACCGAGGTGTTTATGTTCAACATAAGGAGGGATCCGGTCAGGTCTATTATGAATTTTTGCCAGCATCTATTCAAAGATCCGGAATGCTGGGTGATCTGGACCAGACATTAACAGTCTCTATATCTGGTTTAGGTGATGTAATGCCGGATGAGTTTGAACGGGTAATCGAAGGCCAATATCCCGATGTAAAGCCAACAGTAAATTACCGGATTTACAGTTCAGACAATCTGAATTCTCCAATGTTTTATTTACTCGGACTACAACTCTCAAGTGTCGCCATGAACCATAAAGCTGTGACATTCAAGGCTGAATCACCACGATTAAATACCACTAAAACTGGGGACATTTTTGCACTGGATCGCTTTAGTGGTTTGAAGGGGGCTATATGAAAAGTCATGATCATTTGCTTGATAAGCAATACGATGACGAACACTACAACTGTGTTCACTTTGTTCATGAAGCTGCAATGGACCTATACGGCATAGATCGGGCGGAAGCGCTTGAACTCTTTATGCAGCCTAAGGGCAAAATTACTTTTTTATCTTCACGGTTAAAACTTTTAAATCCGCTACCCATGCCCAAGGAAGGCTGCATAGTCGCCTTCCATCCCAGACAAAGAAATAAGCCCCCGCATGTGGGGCTTTTTCGTGGGCAAAAGATTCTTCACCTCATGGAAAGCGGAGTCACTTATTTGCCTGAAGAGGTTGTGATGGGAATGGGGTTTAATCGGGTCAGTTATTATGATTAAAGTTATTTATAAAAAAGACGCTTTGTCTGAAGAAAAGACAATTGAACAGGCTCAAACCATTGGGCAATGGCTCACTTCAAAATATGAACATATGCCTGAACATGTGCGTATCTTTCATACTACAAGCAATATGGATCATGCCGAAATTTCATTTGCGAATGAAGTCACACCAAAGAATGCATATGACTTAAAGCAGCTTGATTTCTTACCGGGCACTTTTATCGTAGTTGAGAACCCTAAATGGGTCGCGGCTATTGTTTCGATTGTGATTAGTATTGCGATCGCATTTTTAATGCCAACGCCATCAATAGCACAAACGACTCAAAATACTAACCAGTCTTCTTCAGCAAACAATGAACTTTCTAACCGGGAAAACAAGATCCGGGTGAATGGTCGTATTGCTGATAACTATGGAGCTGGGTGGAATACTCCCGACCTAATCGCAGTACCTTACAAGGTATATGAAAACAACGTTGAAGTTGAGCATGTAGTGGGCTGTATTGGGCGTGGACACTATAAAATCAATGGAGCTTATGACGGTGAAACCAATATTGTCGATATTGCTGGCGCATCGGTAGAAGTCTTTCGACCAGGTGTAGATATTGTTTCAGGTGAGCCATATTTCTCGCTTGGTACCGAAATTACCACGCCGCCACTAACGGTTCAGCATCAAACTTCTGTTAATGGCCAAGTTTTACGTCCTGCTGATACACAATCTTTAGAAGGTACGAACTACCTTCATTTTGCATATCCAAACGAGATTCTTCGGGCAACGGCAAACAACACAGATTTAACCACTAAGTTTGTAAGTAATGACCGCGTAGAAATCACCAATGCCTCATTCACGTTTAATGGCCAGACTTTTGATTTAAATGGTACTTATAGCGTTCTATCGGTAGCTGATGACCGTATGACGTTATCAAATCCGGCGGCCGTTAATGCTAACTGGTTAAAGCTTAAAGAGTTAAATAACCAACAAACTGCAGCTTTGTCACCAAAGATCAGTTCAATAGGTGAAAAATGGATTGGTCCATTCATTCTGGACAATGTTGAACGTAGCCGGGTGCTGTGTAATTTTGTGGCCACCAATGGACTTTATACCGTTTCTTCAGGTGGGAATCAGGCCGCTGTTAATGTCACGATTGAAGTTGAAGTAACACCGGTAAATGAATCTGGTGCAGCGATTGGTAATCCGATGCTGAAGCAGATCATTTTGAAAGGTTCGGCAAAGTCACGTCAGACCGTTGGTGCAACACTTGATATGGTCACGTTTCAGGGGCGTTGTAGTGTCCGTGCACGCCGTTTAACTCCGACTCCGACAGTCACAACAGTTGTTGATGAAGTAAAGTGGCAGGCGCTTTACGGTGCTTATCCTTTACAAAGCACAGTGTATGAACATGAAACGGTTTTTCGTGCGCGTACTTATGCAACCACTGGAGCTTTATCTGTTAAGTCCCGCAAGATCAATTTTGATCTTCAGCGAATGTTGCCGACTTATAAAAACGGGGCAATGACAACAGAGCTATATCCAACGTCTAGCTTTGCTGATGCTTTGGTATCTATGGCACTCGATGACAAGATTGGCCGCCGTTCGATCGATGAGATTGATCTTGAAAACATCTATCGGACCTATAATGATGTAGTTGATTATTTTGGTACACCACTTGCGGCTGAGTTCTGTACCACAATTGATGATACAAACCTATCTTTTGAAGAGCTGGTCACCAATCTTTGTGATGCCGTATTTTGTACCGCATATCGGCAAAACAATAAGCTCAAGCTTTATTTTGAACGGCCAACTGATAACTCGGTAATGCTGTTTAACTTCAGGAATATCATTCCGGATAGTTACAAGCATGACCTGACCTTTGGAGTGATGGATGACTACGACGGACTGATCTATGAATACACGGATCCGACCGACGATAGCCGTATCAATATCTATTTACCGGATAAAGGAGCCAAAAACCCAAAAGAGGTGAAATCTGTTGGTGTACGAAACAAGTGGCAAGCGCATTTCAATGCATACCGGATTTGGAACAAGATGCGCTTCCAGCGCAAATCCATTACCTTTGATGCGGCACCAGAATCAGAATTATTGGTTTTACGTGACCGGATTGCTGTAGCGGATTATCGCAATGGTATTCATCAAAGCGGTGAGGTGGTACAGCAAGAGGGCTTAATTCTCACCTTAAGCCATGATGTAGATTTTATTGCAGGCAAGAGCTATGTAATTTATCTGCAAATGGCGGATGGCACTGTGGACCTTATTCCTGTTACCGCAGGATCTGCCAAGAACAAAGTGGTTTTAGGCCGTTTACCGAACAGCGCATTAAAGTTAAGCCCTGATGATTTTGTGAATACTATCTATACGGTGGTTAATGACGATACTAAAGGTTCATTGCCTTATCTGGTCGCAAAAAGAGAGCCAGCTGACCAGTTCTCCAATACCATTACGGCAATTAACTACGATGTGCGTTATTACCTCAATGACAAGGACTTTATTGATGTGCCAGTAGATGATTCACCGATTTACATTCGATATGACCAGCTGGATATTAATCTGGCGCGTTTATATCAGATGCAAAGAGGTGATTTGCCAACTACAGGTGAGATTAGCTTTGTAGTTGAAGCTGGTGCGCTGGTTTCAAGTTCAAGTTCTTATCGACCTGAAACAAGGATGGTTTATAAGTTTAACTATAATAATAGTCCTGCAAAACGAGAGTATATCGTTCCTGCTGCAACTGAATTACCAGCGATAGATACAGGGGAGTTCCCACCTGATCTGGTGGTGAATCTAACGATTAAAGGCTCAGTTGTTGGACGTGGTGGAGATGGCGGGTTGCCACATCTAGCTTACGGAGATTGGGAAAAAGATTCTGACTTCAATTTTACCAAAACCCGCCGTGATGGGTTTCAGGGAGCACCCGGTTTGTTGAACCGGCACAGCAAACTAAACCTGATTATCGATGGAGGGACGTTAGCTCGAGGCGGCTCAGGTGGTGGAGCAACACCAAGTGGTATTTATACAGGATTATCGTATGGAGTTCAGGGTATTCCCGGTGGAGCTGGAGCACCTTTTGGTCGGGTTATGACCGGACAACCTATTACTAACGATTCACAAGACTGGCGTTGGTACTTAAATGGTGACTTTATGGTTGTCAAAGTAACCGATGCCGAAGCTTCGGTGCCCGGTAAAGGTTACCGAACCCAAAATGACCGTTATGGATCTCCATTATCGGGTGATGGCGGTGGATGGGGCAAACGTGGTACCAAGTCTACCAATGATGGAACATGGAATTGGCAATACCATGGAACGACGGAAGGCCAGCCGGGGCCGGGTGGACCTGCAATTGTTGGGGTGGCACCTCTAACAACTCAATTGATTAACGGAGGGAAAATCTTACAAACCCTTTAAACCTTAAAAGAACTATGAGCACCCAAGTGGGGTGCTTTTTTATTGTCTAAAAATATCTGGAGAGATTTATGGAACCAGTTTCCACAAGCGGTTTAACAGCAATTTTAAAATTTTATGGTGCAGCAATTATGGTGACTTTAGCGGTCGCTTTAGTGGCAGCAGTTGTATTGATGACACGAATGCCACGCTCACCACAAGAGTGGGGCGTAGGCTTGATCTGTACTGTTGTATCAAGCCTTGCTGGCGGCTCATTCATTATTGTGAAGTGGGGACTTCATGAATGGGTTACTGATGTATGGGGGATGATTGCTCTAGGTGGGTTCTTCTTTGTTTGTGGTTTACCCGGTTGGGCTTTAGTCCGTTGGATCTTTAATTTTATAGATAAACAGGAAGGTAAAACGATCGTTGAAGTAATCAAAGAGTTTAAGAAAGCCAGAAAAGACATTGAAAACAGCTAATGCCGCCTTCGGGCGGTTTTGTTTAGAAGTATCAAGTATAAGAAAGAAATTACCTGTTGACACTGCAAGCCGCTGACTACTACGAAAAACTATCGACAACCAATATTATGAAACGACCACCTTCGGGTGGTAATTCTTTTTTTACGGGTAGGAAAACGGGTATGAAGCGTGAGTCAACTGACAGAAACAATTTTTTAACAAAGTTAGCGGAAGCCCTTCCGCCTGATATTAAAAAACGGAAGGGGGTAAAGTTCGTCTATTAATTCTATAGGAAGTAAGAAATGTACTTTATTCCAAAAAAGCAAAAACCCCAGTGCGCCAACACTAGGGTTTTGGTTAACAGTTAAGGAGGGTTAACTATTAATGAATCAATCTGAGGAAAATGTTAGCACCAAACCCGGTATAAGTATAGAGGGTAAAATGAGTGAGAAAGACGCAGGTAGAGCTGCTGTAATCATGGCTTGGGGTAAAGCTATATCCCTAGTAATTGGTAGTGTTGCTGGAGCAATAACTGCTATTACGACTTTTTTTAAATATATATTTTAAAGCTATGAAACAAAACTTATGAAGCCGACTTATTTGAGATCGGCTTTTTATTGACTGTGCGCCTAAGGGCGCTTTTTTATTGTCTAAAGGAAACTTAAATGAACATCGAACAATACCTTGAAGAATTGATCAAACGTGAAGGCGGTTATGTAAATAATCCGGCAGATCGGGGCGGTGCAACCAAATACGGTATAACTCAAGCTGTAGCACGTGAAAACGGCTATAAGGGTAATATGAAAGATTTGCCTCTTGATGTGGCCAAAGCAATTTATCGCAAAAACTATTGGACTTTACCGCGATTTGATCAAGTGAATACGATTAGCTCTGCTGTAGCAGAAGAACTTTTAGACACAGGTGTGAACTGTGGTATCAACTTTGCAAAACCACTTTTACAACGTGCTTTGAACTTGCTTAACAACCAAGGTAAAGCTGGGTATGCAGATTTAAAGGTCGATGGTGTTTATGGATCTAACACCTTAGGTGCTCTTAAAACCTATCTGTCCAAACGCGGGAAAGAAGGCGAGAAAGTACTGGTGCGAGTGCTCAATATTATGCAAGGGCAACGCTACATTGAAATCTGTGAACGCAATAAAAGCCAAGAACAATTCTTCTACGGTTGGATTGCGAATCGAGTTTTGTTATGAAGTTTCTTGTTTCGCTGTGCATCTTGCTTTCAGGATGCACAGCTCATACGATCAATACTAATGTTAGTGTAGGAATTTGTGTAAAGGCCCTTTAGGGGCCTATTTGCCAATAAATTTAATAATTATAATTTTTCAGAGTAATCTACGACTTGAAAAATATATTTAAATATTTATGTATTTTTTACAAATATTTAAAATATTATTGATACTGGAATATTCATTCTCTGCATTATTTTGGGTAACAATTTCATGAATTTTATTGATTAGTTCATTGTTTTCAATTGCATTGTTCATCAGGTATTTCACCTCTTCAGGAATTAAAACTTTAAAACTATTTGGATCTAATTGATTTTTAATATCTTCAATAGAACTTTTAGGTAGACTTGATTTATTAGTACTAAGTAAATTTTTGATTTTATTGAAAAGATAATAGCTAAAATGTGTACATATATATTCAATATCTTCGTTTGGAACATCAATGATAATTAATTTTTTGTGATGAAATCTCATGATATCTTTATATATATAGTATTTACCATCAATTGTGCCGTTGATAATGGAATAACCATCGTGGGTTGATGCATTTCGTGCCTCTTTCATAAATTTACCATAACGGATATCTCCAAAAAAAACATTCCAATCAATTTTTTCATTCAATGCAGTTTCTAAACTATCTTTAATTGATTGAAATGAATTGAGATATGCATCAAAATAATGATTTAATTCAGGCATTTTATCCTCTTGCGGAGTTCCCCAATTTTTTTTAGTTTCACTACAACATTCTAAAATTTTATTTAAGAAAAATTCATGTCTTGAAAAAAGGCTATTAAGATGATTAGTAACCATTAGTCTATGTTGTTCAGAGTTTAAAATTTTCATAAATATACAAAATATTTTTTAATTAATACTCAGTTGAACATTTAAATGTCAAATTATCAATAGCTTATGTCGATCATAGAATTTTATTATTCAAGTGTCTGTGTACAGTGTCTTGTTAATTAGCATTATGTACCACCCTCATACGGTTGGCCAAGTAAGCTACGGTATTTGGCCAACACTCTATTTTAAGTTTAAGTTATTGAAAAATAATGAGGGTGATATATTTTGCGGATTGGCATTTTATTACACTAATATTTTCAATTCTTCGAAAATGCTCTTTGAAGATCTAGGCTTGTATAAAGTTTTATTTTAAAAGACCGTTTATGTCCTCAAATAGGTGGCGGTTCTGAATTGCTTTCATATTTTGATTTTGAAATGATTCTTCATAAGTTACTGTAGTTAATAATAAATCTTTGTCTTTTCCTATGAAAAGATTCCCTAAGTTTTTAGTGCTCTCTTCATCTTTAGTTAAACGAATATGAACAACTAAACCATCAAAGTAATATCTTATAATAGGATATGATTGCTCAACACCTTCGTTAAAAATAGGCTTAACAGTTAGCTCATCAATAAATGGAGTTTGATTATGTATTTTTCCTTTTGTTGACAGCTGTATTAGCGTGATTGGAAAGAAAAAGTATTGTCCCGCATCTCTTTTTATCAACATTTCTTTTAAGATACTTAATTCATCTTCTGGTAAGTTAATTTCATTAAATCCGACTCTTTGTGAAACACATGTGCGCCAAAGTAGACTTAAAATAAATAATCTTAATGTTGTGTGGTCTACTTCCTCAAGTCTTCGAATGCCGTGGGTATCAGTGAATTTATTGAATAAATTGGCTGGTAACTCATTTTCACTCCAACTACTCCAGATCAATTTGTGTTTTCGTAATTCTTTTATTGCTGCAGTATCAAACTCGGTAAGAATATCTTCCCCATTTTTAGTAACTATTTCAGAATCATACCAACTTGAAGTAGCTTTTTTGGCTCTATAACCTTCGCCTATTTCTTTCATAATCCCTCCTTTTATTTCTGGTTTTGTTAAAGCCTGAGGAATTAAATGAGATTTAATAAACTGGCCATATTCACCAGTTAGCTTACATATGCCAAATTTTTTCATATTTCGAATTCCCATTATTAGTTTTTAGTAGGTTATTAATAATTAAATATATCTAAATAGTACCTTATAAAATAGTCAAGTCAGATATTCTAGATTTAAGTCATGGTAATCATTTGTGAAACATATAGTTCATATAATAATTGACAATGTACACGTCTCAATTTGCGATAGAGCACTATAAAAAAAGCCCTGAATGAACAGGGCTTTTTAAATCTAGTTTTCAACTTCTACATCATAAATTGTAGTAAAAGACGCCTTTAATTTTTCATCTTTAGTATCTGCAATGTACTTTTGCATTTTCTCTTTGTACTCTGGGTGTCCGGCTTTGTACTTAGCAAGCAAGTAAGAAAACTCGCCTTGCTTGTAGTTTGGGTCCTTCTTGTTTTCTGGTTTGTCTAGTTCTACTTTTAGAACTTCAGCAACATAGTCATAGCACTTGTTAAGTGTAGGGACTGCTTCTCCTTGTAATCCAAGTAACTGACATCTAAATGTAAGTCTTGCTGTGTCATTTGGTTTTTCTGCAAGTTGCTTATCATTTAAAGCGTGTGCTTTGTCATAGTCATTCAAAATCATATAAATATTCATTTGAAGTAGTTCACGTTTACGTTTGTCTGTGATCTTGTCTACATCGGGAAGTATCTCGCGCATGTGTTTCTGAAAGATTTCTTTATCTTCCATAGAGTATTTTTGAATGTATTCATTATGCTTATCAATAATCTTCTTATCTTCGGCTGACAACGGCTTAGGTGATGTAATTTCGCTTTGTTTTGCACTATCCGAAGCATTACTACAGCCACCAAGAAATGATGAATAAATAATAAATAGGGTTAAAAACTTTTTCATATTTATGTTTGAGTCTGCTTTAAGAGATATACCTTTTTCTGAACCACATTTAGGTTAAATTATTATAAAAAGCCCTAAATAATTAGAGCTATTCTAATATATGGACATAAAAAATGTTCTTAAATGAACTTATTTCTTATAAGGCATAGATTCAAGAATTTCTTTAATAACTGTTGGGTCCACTACATTCTCGTACATAGTATTAAAAGTATGTTTCTCATCTTCAGTGGTTTGAGCATTAACAATAGCTTTCAACTTTTGCTTATAGTCAGCATGACCTGCTTGATACATGGCAGCGTAACTCGACCAGAGAATATATTGCTTTTGTGGATTATCATTACTTAATTTTTCGTATTGTGCCTGATACAGCTTAGCTGCTTTTTCATAACATTTATTAATTTGATTGGTTGGCTTTTGTAATTTTCTTTGAATCAAACATTGGGTTTCTTGAATGCTTGCTGTGCTATCTAAAGCAAGAATTTTTGTTGCCAAAGCATTGGCTTCATTTAAATAACCTAATTGAAGTAGCACTTTTAATTTTAACTTTTGGACTTGCGTATTTGAATCATTGTCATCTGGAAACTTCTTTAGAAGCTTTTCCAGTTTTGCTTGTGTAGATATAATGTCCGCTTCAGTCTGGAGAGAGTTCATAATTTCATTGAACTCTGCTACAAGTGGTTTTAATACTTCTTGCTGGTTATCAGATTTCTCGCTCTGCACTTGGGCGATTTGGGTTGTACTATTTGGGTTATTACACGCAGCAAATGCGACACTTAATAATAGAATCGTTAATAGCTTATTCATAACTTTTTATACCTTGCGCGCTGCAGAATTTAAGGAAAACTTATATTTTTTTATAGAAGGCATTGGATGCACAGAACCCACGGTATCTGAAATTACTGCGGTATATCCGAGTTCAAGTTCTACATCAACAAGCTGCAAATTTGGTTCTGGCAATTTGATAGTGCAACTTCCTAAAGGGGCCTTATTTTTATCTGTTGGCCAATACCCTTTATCACTTTTTAACTTGGCTCTGGTAATCTCTTTCCCCTCTCTTGAAACTATAGCGGTCCCAAAAGGATAAACAGTTCCCTTGTGGCTCAATGGAGCTGCATTAATAACTACACTTAAAAATAGTTCCTTGCCTTGAACTTTGTAGTTTAGAAAATAGCTTACAGCTCCATCCAAGGGTGTTACTCCTTCATCACCTAAAAGAACAGCTTTATGGCTAATGTAGACATCAGTTTTATACTGCTCAATGTAATAGTTTTCATATTTTTCTTCTCTAAAAACTATTAGTAGTCTGCTGTTTTTGTGACATTGGAGCAGATGAGGATTTTGCACCCGATGATGCTGCACCACCATTGTCTTGAACAACTAAGTTTTGTTGAGGCAATAATTTGCAACCGCATGAAAGCGAATCATTAACACGAGCTGCAGCTTTACCGAAAATCTGCATATTCGGATCGCCAGGCACAATGGTTGCAACAACTTTATGTGTTGGACATGTTGCTTTGTCACCAACACATGCAACGGCAATACCGTCAATTATGAACATACTGTTCCCTGAAATTACTTGGCCGCCTCCAGTAGTGGGGCAGCCAATAGTTATATATGGGGTTGCCAAATCTATACCTTCTTATTTTCATGAAGCAGAGGAATGTTAACAAAGAGGGATAGACAGTGCTGTATAGTTTTATTTATTTGGATGCACAGCTCATAAGAGCAATAATTATGTGAAGATTGGCTCAAAAATAATATTGTTTGATGAGGATAATGAACTTACATGAATTGTTAATTAATAAATCTTTATAAAAATAATTAAATTTGTCCTAAATGGAAATATAAATGTCCTATATGATTAATATATTGTAACTATAATATTTTTTTTGTAATTATTTTGTTGGTGTTATGTATGTTTTATCCATTGGGGTTTGTTAATAAAATAGTGGTTTATAAGTTTCCGATTGAAAATAATGCATGTTTTAAATTTGTGAGTTCTTATGAAATTCTTGAGTTGATTAGATTGGCTGAAGAGGATGAAATAATGCAAAGAAAAAGACTTAATAAATATAAAAATAATGATGAGTATTGGCTAGATGAGTTTAGAGTTTGAAATTATTAAATGGAATTTTGAAATGAATAGCTATATTTTTGGGGATTTTATACTTATGCTTTTAATTACTTTAGTTGTTATAGGTTCACTAATTTTTTCAATTGTTAAAATTATAGGTTTAAAAGAAAATCCTTATGTTAATTGGTTTGATAAAGTTTTAATTATTATATTTTATCCTTTTACAACTGTACTATTTTTTTTATTTTTTATTATGGTTGTAGGATTGATTTTTTATTAATAATCTAAATTTTTTCTAAAATCTTGTGGTGTTTTTCCAGTCCATTTTTTAAAGGCTTTGCTAAAGCTTGCATTGTTTTTAAAGCCAATCATAAATGCAATTTGTTTATAATTGTAGTTTGTAGAGGATATTAAAAAAATAGCTCTATTCATTTTATACTCATTAATAATTTCTCTAAATGATATGCCCTCAGAATGGAGTTTTCTTCTTAATGTTCGGGGGTGCATATTTAAATAATTTGAAATAGTAAATTCATCGATATTTGAATCCTGTTGAGAATCTAATATCGATAAGATTTTACTTTTCATTTTATTGATTGGTTCTTTGTTAACATTTGTTTTATTTAATAATGTATTAATTTTTTTGCGAATATCTCTATAGGGATAAGGAGTGATTTTTTTATAAAGTTTATCACGCGTTATATCTATGGTGATAGAATTCTCAGGTGAGTTGAAAATCACTTCACAATTGAAATAATTCTTAATTATATAACTATATTCATTTTCTGCATACTTTACTTTAATCTTTTTTATGAGTAAAGAATTGGAAATAAGCTGTTTAAGAAGACTATATATTTGACTTAGATGATACTCTACAGAAAAAATATAGCCATACTGTTTTTCATCAATAAATAAAAGTGGATTTATTGTGAATTTTAAAATTCGACTATATAGAAGCTCTACCTGAGCAAATGGAAATATTAAACTTTGATTGTCCGTTATAAACTGTAATGCTTGTAAGTAATTTTCTTGAATTCGAAGGCCTAATTCAATTAATCCATAATTATTTATATTAATCTCACCAGCTTTAAGAGGGATACCTAAATCTCTTAACTTTGAACAATATATTACTAAGTTTTTAAATGCAACTTTAGAATTATTTGTGTTTATAAGGCTTTCTATCCCATCAATTTTTAAAATTTTAGGGTCTATTTCAGGATTAGAAAGCTTATTACTAACTAAGTAATCATAAATAATATGAGTGTGTTGGATAAAAATTGCCATAGAGTTGAAGGTACAAAAATTAAACAGATTGGTTTTTGGGAGATATGTATATTAATGTTACATAAAAAGATGAATAATTTTATAATTAATATTGTCCAATTAGGACTTTGTATTTTCAGATCAGGACATTATTTTTATTTTTTGGTAAAATTATTTTATTTATACAGTTTTATATTCATGTTCTTTAGTTTTTATAATGAGATTTAAATTTATATTTATTTATTAATGTGTGAAATGTCTAACATAATACCGCAATCTTATTATTTAATTTTAATATATTAATTCGTAATATGTTTTTAAAATTTAAAGGAAAAATCACATAATTTATAAAATTGATTTTAAAATAAATCATTGTTACTTTTAGTTCGAGGTAACCCAAACCTCGCTTAGCCTTTGTTCTACTTATCCAATCGAGTCATAGAACACCACCTAAGAGTTACAGGCATATCCATCTTAGGTGTTTTTTCATTTTACTAATATCAACTGATCCCATCTAAACGGATTTCTACTAAGCTTGTCACGAGACATTGACCAATTACGATTCGGTATAAAGCAGGGACCTACACCAATCTTCTTCTTCCCAAATTTGCTGTGAATACCATCCATAGCCTGCATTAAACATTCCTTTTTCTCTATTTGTTTAAAGTCAGTTAATAGGTCATAAGTATGACCAGACTTTGGCTCTAAACATGTCAGCACTACACCGCACTTCTTATATTTAATTCCTTCTTTGTAGATACGGCTTACCATATTTAATAGTATGCTCAATGTAGAAGTAAACCCAATCTTTCATTTGCAAACTCTCAGTTTTTCAGTAATTTTTTTCATATTTAGGATGACATTAACCAGCCCAACTATTCATAATATTTGCTTATAATAATATTGTTATGCTCAATCCACTTTTCTTGAATATTCCTTATTGATTTTTGATCAAAATAGATTCTGTTTTTAATCAAAGCTTTTGAAATATCAGTTAACACAACGTCTTCAATCATATTCATAGCTTTCTTTAAATCATCGAAAGAAACTTGAATATATCCATCAGTCACATCGTTATCATCATCTTCTGTTGTGTGGTTGATTAAACGTTTAATCGTATAGCTTCCAATTGCTAAACTGTTCGCAATAGTGCCAAAGGTTCGGCGTAAATCATGGAACGTAAATTCTATACCAGAATTCTCAGTTACTTTTTCTCGTGCTGCTCGGCGATCTGAAATATGAGAAACACCATTTCTATCGGTAAAGACATATTTATTATCACCGGCACGTTTTTTACGTTCACGCATAATGTGCCAAAGGATATCACCCATAGGTAGCAAAAGATCCTCATGGTTCTTTGTATTAATGATTTTGATGGTACCGAATTGAAGATCTACATTTTTCCATTCAACAGATTCTGCTTCACTACGTCTAAAACCAGTTAGAGCAAGTAAGAATAAAAAGTCCTGATTGGTATAAGCTCTAAAGTCATTATTTTGTTCACCCATCCAGTAAGTGGTGGCAACTGCAAGTGCCCATGCTTCGCGCTGATCCGCACGAACGTGGCCTTTTCTACGTTTAATTTTATTGAAAGCTTTTTCTTCTTTTACGATAACAACCGGGTTTTTAATATTTAGAATTTTGTTCCCGGACTCATCCTTATATCTGCTAATCGTATGATTAAAGAGAGCATGTAAAAATTTTGATGCAAGATTAGCTCGGGAAGGGCTTACTTCAGAAAGCTTTAAATGACGATCAATAATCATTGCACTGGTGATTTGATCAAGTTTTAAATTTTTCCAATCACTAAAGTAGTTCTCTATGCATCCGTCATAGGCAATTAAAGATGTTTCCGCCAGCTTTTTTCGCAATTTATAGTATTGGTAAGCTTCAGAAAGGGTAGGTACTAGCTTTTGTAAGGCATCATTTTGAATTGCTGAGGCTCGTATTTTACGCTTTTGCTTAACTGGATCTACACCTTCATCCATCATGATTAGCAAGCGTTTAGCTTCAGTTCTGGCTTGTTCTAATGTATAAACACCATGTTTACCAATGACTTTACGTTTTGATTTGCCATTAGGCATTTTCTTTTCAGCAAAATAGCTTTTAGTTTTGCCCACACATAAGCCAAATCCTATAGTTACTGTATCTCTGTAAAAGATTTGTTTCTCTTCAGACAAAGGAATAGAGTCTATTACCGATTTAGTAAATTTAATGTGTTGAGCCAT